CAAACCCTGAATCCCTTGCGTTCCAGCGGGTCCAGCGGGCCCTACAGGTCCTTGATCTCCATCGTCTCCCTTGATTCCTGCCTCCCCCTGAATACCTGACTCCCCTATGTCTCCGTTGTATGTGGAGCACATGGTAATTTCGAATCCTGGCTTAAAAAATTTGTACACACTATCAAAATCCCTAGGCTCGACGGGTATCTTCAAGTATCCGCTAAGGTCTCCTTCCGCAATGGACACGGACCCTCCTGTAGGCCTAAACGTCGTCACCCTGTATTTAGAAACGGTGCTGTTGTTAGGGTTCATCTGACCATAGAAAGCCAGCGTAAAGTCGCTAAAATTCGTGCCTATGATAGCCTCTAGGAGGTCGTTATATCCCGACGATGGCTCCCATACAATGTATCTTACCTCGTTGGCATCATCAGTGATAAGCTCAGTTGAATCAAGCAAGAAGAAATTACCGTCATCAGTAGGGGCGCCAATGTTAGGCAGATTCACCACATTCTTGTACAAAGAAATCCCACACATAGTGCCCGCCCCTGGGTCACCCTGAGGCCCTGTAGCCCCTACTGTAGCGTTTCCAGCTATCTCTTGCCAGTTAGCAGGGTTGGTCCAGTTCGCGTCGTCAAGGATATTACCGCTCGAAGCCAAGTCATTACCGAGATATATGTATCCCGTGTCGACATCCTTCATGATGGCTAGGTACCCCTTACAACGGGGGGTCTCGGAGTCCTCGGCTGCACTATAGGGAACATTGTTCCTATTCTCCGTAACATTGAAGATACCAAACCCACGAACTTGAGTGTTGTTTATGTCCAGTACGGCGCTGTTAGGATTGTTGTGTTGTATCCTACCTGAAAAATTAGGCATATTCTTACGTTGTAATTGTTACTGTTTGAGTACCGTTAAAAGCCTTGCTTGAGTTCGACTTGTACATCTTTATTGAAAGCGTTTCCCCAAAAGAGGTAGTGACATCGAAAGCCCCGCCCGAAAAGGGGGTGCCAGTGCCTCCGTCCTTAAGCCATGTATTGTCTCCAAGTATGTCAAACCCTGAGGTGTCTGTAACCACCGTAAAGTTACCGAAAGATTCAGGATAAGCGACGTAAGTGAAGTTACCACCAGTGTTTGTCCCGTTAGACCCATTAAATACTTGTGAAGTCATCCCGCTGGAAGATATAAGCCTCTTATTTGAGCTTACATCGGCGTTGCTCAACAAGTCAGCATATATAGACTGTAGATCAGCATCGCTTGTAGCACCACTAGCTGATGTAGAGTCATACGAGAACACCACTGGGAACTTGTCGAGGCTCACAGTGAATGTGTCGAAGAACGACGAACCTCCATTGTCGGTGTACTGATCTTTTACAGTAATCTTGTATTCTATCGTTGATACGTCAGTGAGCCCTGAGTTGCTATTATCTGTAAAAGAAAACGAATAGTCTGACGTCCCAAACCCTGAAGTCTCTGTAACTAAAGTAGAGTATGATCCACCGTCGACTCTTCTTTCAAGCTTTACTTCTGTTATGTTGACGTGAGTATTGTTCTTGTTTATTGTTGCAGTAACTATGCTGTCGTAGTTACCTTTTTCTCTGCTTGAGTTTGTCTCACCAGTAAACGCTGAGTTTGTAGACCTCGCGGCGACAAGGCCTGGAGATATTGTAGTGTCGGAGTAAGAAGGAGACACAGTAATTGTTTGTATGTCGGAGGTGCTTCCAGCCTTATCATCCGTGGCTGTAAGCCTATAGGTAAATCCTGTAGTAGAAAACTCAGTCAGAGTATAAGAATCTGAAAATGATGTATTTACAGAGGCCGTCGTAATGTTATCGTTTGTATGGACGACCTGGTATGTGCTGTCGCTAGTGCCTTGAGCCTTCCTTTCGATAGACACATTCATAGCCGCCCCTGCAGGGTGATTTTGATTTTGAACACTGTAAGCAACCGTAAGACTTGAGGATGTCAAATTAAACGGAGGCGTGGTTGACGTGAAAGTCACAATGTTAGGAGCTCCCGACTCATTTACGGCATCAAGAATAAGGTCAAGAGCACTTTGAGGGTCTTCTGAGTTGTATGTTATAACATCCCCATGAGAGTACTTACCAAAAGAACCACCAGTCGGAAGGTTAACTACTACGTTTTGAGATATAACGGGGGCGGCTCCTCCAGGACCAACAGGGCCTTGAGGACCTGTTTGACCTGTAGCGCCAGAGCCAGCTGGACCCTGAGGGCCAGTCTCTCCTTGCTCGCCCTGGATACCAGTAGCGCCAGTGGCTCCAGACGGCCCCTGCTCGTAGCCAATCTTGACTATGTTGTTCTTCGTAGTTACCTTGATGGCCATATTGCAAATATATTACTGATCGGTTATATCTTCTGAGACGGTAAACAAGCCGTACAGCCAAGTTTTACGGAAGCTGGGGGTGACTTCGTCGTTCAACACTTCTAGGTCATAGACGTACAGCCCCGACGTCAAATCCATGTCTGAGGAAGGCACAGATATCTTTAGTTTGGAGTTCGTCTTATCACCGTCCTCTATAGAGAAGTAAGTCGTTCCGTCATTGGCGAGATCGAGAACGGGTGACCCCGTGTCATCTTCGTCGGTTCTGACTTGTAGCTTCCACTCATCAGCCTGATAGTCATCGGACAGATCAAAGCCGAAGTCGACAAACAACTGAAAGGTGTCGCCTTTTCTGCATGTGATATCTAGCCTAGCTGCTGAGTCTAGGTTGACTTTAGCCTTACTGCTGTCCTTGAATCCCATCCTGCTTTAGTATTTGTGATTGTACATCCATTACTTCTTGACCTCCAGATATTTCACCTCTGTCACCCTTTCTTTGGGCTATAAGCTTGCTCTGTTCTGTTGTTTGATCTTTTAGGCGCTTGTCCTTTCTGTCCTCCTTCATCAAGTCAAGCTTTTCTTTCAGTTGCTGGTCTTGCTGCCTGGAGCCTAGTATGGCTTCTGCCTTTATGATCTCTATCTCTTTGTTGAGTTCGTGCATAGCTTTTGCGGCCTCTATCTCAAACTGCGTCTTGACCTCCATCTTTTTCATCTCCAAATCTGCCTCCAACTGTATCTCTGCCTGCCTAGCCTTTGAAGCGGACTCAGCGGCTTGCTGCTGTATCTGAGCTTGCATCTGAGAGTTTTGCTGAGCCATTTGTTGGTTTCTCGCTATACGCTTCTTTCTCCTTACGACAAGAAGTCTTTCAGCTTGATTGATGTCTTTGAGCTGACGCACCGCTATAGCGTCTTCTATGTCAAGCTCTTTTTGAGCCAGGCCCTGCTGAATATTTTGCTCTAAGTACATCTTCTCCACCTCCTCCATCTCTTTCACTACCATTACTCCGAAGTTGAACATCGACAGATTCTGGAAGCTAGATACGGACCTCATATTTTCAGATCCTATTGCATTCTCATAAAGCTTAAATATGATGGACTCGGGGTGCAATACCTGAACGCATTTGACGATGTCCGAACAAACCTTCTTAAACAACACCATGGAAGAGTTTGTGATGTCGTAGATAGCATTGTTTCCTGCCGCTATCGCTTGCTGTCTTACACCGACTAACTGATCGCCCTTAGGCGTTGTAGCGTCCATGACTTCATTGATGCCCGTGGCATCTCTTATCATCCTCAAGTAGTGATTGTACAACCCTATCAGCTCATTGATGTTTCTGATGCTGTTCGGTATCTCGCGTATTGGTGGGTTCTGAAAACCTCCGTCAGGATTCTTGCTTCTGTAGTAAAAGACACCTGTTTGCTCGTAGATGTCGTGCAGCTCTAGGGGTTGTAGCTCGCCTCCTTTACCTAGCTGAACGTTCTCAAGCCCTTCAATGTCAATCGTTATTCCGTCAGGCTTAGCCTTTGATACCGACTGCTGTATCTTAAGGTGGGTGAGTTGTAGTTGATCCGCAAACCCTATGCAACTATCCACCATAGACTTGGGGACCATGCGCTGCATATTTGTAGCTACAGGGGAGTAAGAAAGCTTTACTCTCGATATGTCGTGTATGTTCTTAGGTAGGTTGTCCTGCTCTCCGTAATTGAAAATAAACTTTGTTCCAAGAATATAAGTGCCCCCATACACAGTAGCCTTTTCAAGCTTTGTTACAGACCTCTCAAATACAGAATTATTAGGCTTTTTATACGAAGCCCCTTTATAATAGAATCCAGTGTTTCCATGACGACTTTCTTTGCTTTCGAAGTACATACAATCTACAGATATAAACTCAAAGTCCATGACGTCTATCATGAACTCATCATACCCATACTTCATCTTCTCCATGCTCGTGTCGTAGTTCGACTGGTTCATCTTGGATGCGTCGTAACCCATTTTTTTCTGAGCCTGCTTTGCTATCTCTTTATATTCCTCCTCAGAGAATTGATCACCTGCTTTTCTTTTTAGCTCTTGTATAGATATGCGGTTCATGTGACCTGCATAGATCAAGTCTGAGAACGTAGGGTCCTCTGTGTAGCTATGAATAAAGTTTACTGGGTCAACATAAGAAACCTTGATTCCTTCGTTGGGGTCATTAGACCTTTTGACGACCCCCATCCCAAGTGTAGCTATGTCATTGACACACCTCCTGTATATAGCGTCGCTAAAATCATTCCATTTAAGAGTCAGGTTAGCTGATATCTGAGCGGCTACTTCCGCCCCAGTTTTTACATTTGACTCTAGAAAAATCTCCGCTTCCTCCGTGCTGTCAGGCATATCGCAACAACCAAGGTCAATACCTAGCTCGGACTCGATCTTCTCCATGGTTCTCTTCGTCTTGACCTTTGCGTCGATAACCTTCTTGAATACATCCTTTTGGGATCTAGAGATGGGGTCGACCGCTTCTACATTAGGGTAGGGGTCGGAAGAAAGAATTTTGTTTACAACAATTCTCACAAACTTAGGCAGTATGGGCACTGGAGTGAAATCCAGATTAAGCATGCTGCCATCCCCGTTGTTCGGGTCTAGAGAGTTAAGAAGTTGCTTGTATATGGACGTATCTTGCGTCCCGTTTGCATAATCTCTATTTCTATCAAAAACCTTTCTCCTTTTTCTGTAAAGAGACCCCTCGTCATCCATTCCTCCCCACTGAGAAGATATGGCTTTAGCGTACTGAACTCCGTATTCCTTTTTATCCTTAATCTCTTTCGAGGCTAAAGGGTCAGGAAATCCCATTGGTTTTTTTCCGCTGTTACTGTACATCTATTGTGGATTGGGGCAATTCCTGGCAAATATAACAAAATCATCGGTGCCATTCTTTTGGCTTGTATTTCCTAAAGAACTGCCTGTCAATAGAGCTAGATTTCTTTACCTCAACTCTTGCTTTTTGAGCAGCAAGAAGAGCGAGGCCTGAGCTTATCGTCAAGTCAAACTTTGTCCTATCAGTAATTTTGTATCCGATCCAATCCTCCAGAGTTCTGTCAAAGAACATGCGACCGTAATCGCCAGTCTCATAGCTTATACCTACATGGTCATGTATGTAAGCCTCTATTGCGTGGGCGTGAGATTGTATGACGTCTTGAGAATTTGATGGTATTCCTTTTGTTTTCGACACCTTAGACCCTGGAGGTGTTAGGTGAGCTGGTCTATCAAGCAAGTAACCGTCGTAACCCCTTGATTCAAAGTGTCTTGCGATGCCGTACTTGTTGTTCTCTATGAGCAGCGGGTAGCCATAGAAAAAAGCACACATAAGAACGTCTTCGTAGAATATCTTAGCTAGGTCAGGTCTTGAAGCGTACTCTACTACAAACATGTTAGCTGGGTGCTTCATGTTAAACTTATTGTACATGTGAAGGGCCCCCTTAGATCCTCTTCCATCTACCGTAGAGTCCAAGTCGTAAGAGTCGACACCGCCACAGCCTATTTCCGAGTGAGGAGCCACAATTCTACCTCTTTCCTCCTTTCTGACGTTTTGCATTTCCTCTGGGGGTAACCAGGCCACCCTAAACCTTCCGTTTGGGTCGGGGGAGAAAGCAACCCTCTTGTCTTTCTCTGTCCAGATGAAGTTGCCTATAACCACTGGATTCGGATACAGCTCCATGTTGTGTTCTACCTGCTGGTAGATCTTTCCGATATTAAACAGGCTCCCCTCGATGCTGTCCCTAAACGCTTCGTCTTCGGTAAAAGGGAATTGTCTCACAACCTCATTCAGCTCTCCTGGATCATTTTTCAGCCCTGACCTTTCGTTCTTTAGGTAAGACTTAGCGCCCATTTCTATGATTTCTCCGTCTATACCTATAACTTCTTCGTCTGGGTCGTTGGCTACTGCATTGCCGTGCCTGTCAAAAAACCCTTCCAAAGCATCAAAAGCAGGGATGAATATTCTATATAGGCCGCTTTTAGTTCTGCCGTTGGCGTTCCTCTCCTGAGGGTTGCTGTCTGCCCACAGGGACCTGTACTGCCTACCGCCCTTATCCATAGGGTTCACGGTGCTCCCCACAAGGGCTTTACCTACAACTTTTCTTCCGACAATTAGACACGTTCTCTCGATCCTCCACGCATCTTTTATGTCCACGGGCTTCTCCCACTTACCTGCCTCGTCCATGTAGAGCATGTGTAGCTTCTCACCGTCATAAGCGTTGTTGGTTGTGTTTTTCCAGTTTATTACCGTGTTCAAAGCATCACCCCTATTTGAAGTCTTGTTGGATTTTGTAATCCTTTTGGACGGCTCTCTGAAGGCTAGCTCCATACGGGGGTTTGTGGTTCCGTCCTGGATGGGTTTGAAGAAGAATGGGTACGACTTGAACATCTGTACCGTTTTCTTCATGAAGATGTTTTCTTGCGCGTCTTTACCAGTCTTCGACTGGATTCCGAGAAGCTTATCCTTAACCTGCGTAGCTTCGTCGACCAGTACAGAAGAACAGATATTAGTATACCCAGAGCGGCGACACTTAGTATATAGCTGACCGAGACTACGGGGATCAGCTTCGCACGCAGCCATGTGGAGAAAGATTTCACGTTGGAAAGCAAGATAGTAAGGATATCCTATATCTAGTTTCGTCCACTGGAGCATCATATAGTGACGCCCCGTAATATATGTAGGGACACCGTTGTTGTAAAACCAAAAGCCTTCACGCCTACGGCGAAACTCCTCTTCGATATACGGAGAAAACTTCTGTCTAAACTCCCTTGGCATCTCCCCCCACTCATCCATAGACTTAATCCTAGACAGCTCTTTTGGCATAACAGTCCTCTGCCACACCTGCATGTCGTTTGGCGAGTCATGTCCTTTAATTTTCTTTTTGGGAGGCTGAGAGGGAAGAACAACGAGTATCCCACTAAGTTCAACAACTTCACCTTCCGTACCGTTGGGACAAATCTTGATAGCGAGTTCGTCATATCCTTTTATCGGTATTAGATTACTCATATTCCTCGTACCAACCTTTCTTTCCGTATACGTTCTTTACGTCCTGGAAGTACTTCTCATACTTAGGAGCGATGTTTTCTAAAGAATATTTCTCACCGTGATCTCTACAGTCTTGATATTTTATCTCTCCATTTAAGCACTTTTTGCCAGCTCGAACAAAGTCGCCCATCGTCCTGCATCTGTATCCAGTTTTGCCCTCAACATTGACTTCTGTAAATGCCCCCCAGTCTGTAGAGATAACGGGCGTTCCACTAAGCATAGCTTCCACCTGAACCCCGCCAAAGGGTTCTGCGTATGTGCTTGGACAGATGAACGCCTTAGCGCCTTTCATAAGGTTCTTCCTCATGGTCTCGTCGGCGTAACCTACGTACTCTACATTGTCGGGCACGTTGCCGTCCTTCCAGTGTCCATACCCATCACCAAGCTGACCAGCTACCTTTAGTTTCACCCCTAGCTTCTCACACATCTCAATAGCTATATTGACTCCCTTGCCATTATACACCCTGCCGAGGAACAGCATGTAGTCTTCTTTCTTGTCCGAGTATTCGAAGTCGTTTAGGTCAAAATAGTTAGGAATCACAATCTCATACCAGTTCATGATGTTAGAGGTGTTAACCTTTTTCAATCCCATGTATGCGTGCATCAATGAATAGGATTCAAAAATTCTAAACTGACACCAACTACCTCCAGAGTAACCTATTCCAGGCTCAACCACCAGCATATCTTTTTCATGAGCATCGCAGATAGGCTTAACACCCCACCCCCAGAAAGGGAGAATGAAATCATGGGTCTGTTTTCTTTTACCTACCTCCCTAATAGCATTTTCATAAAACGTCTGATATGCTTTGTCTTTTGTGTCGTAAGTAAAAAACTTGCTTTTGTAGTCGTGCTCCCCATACACCTCATCCCATACCTCGTTCGACAGTACGTTTACGTTTTCGTCGCACTCAGGATCACTTCCTTCTGTTCCGTAGTGTATCACATAGTGTCCTCGATCCTTCATCATTTTGCAGAACTTAAGCGCTTTCTGCGTGTAAGCACAAGCATTAAAGTCCTTGTTTGTTCGCGTGTGGGGGAGGCCCAGGACGTGGAATCTAAATTTCATTGACATAGTATTTAATTAAAACACTCTCCCGTGAGAGTCTCTCTTGAAAGATGGAACACCAGTCTTAGGTTCTTTCAGCTCCATATACTTGTCACACGGACACTTTATGTCGTGATACGCTCCCTCTCCATTGAATCGGATAGAGACGCCACTTTTTTCTTTTTCGTGCTCTGAGCACTTACAAATGTACTTAGCCATGAATAGGTCTACTTAATTGATTTAATGCAAAGATAAGCTCATTTATCTGAGCGCTGTTGTACCTTATATATTGTCTGTTGGAAACAGAAGACTCGTCGTCTAAAAAGAGATTAGATATGACTATCAATAGAATCAAGGTCGCAGCAACCTTCGTTATATAGCATAAAAAATCTTTCATTGTATTTAATTTGTACGCCCGACAGGATTCGAACCTGTGACCGTCTGCTTAGAAGGCAGATGCTCTATCCAGCTGAGCTACGGGCGCATGGTTGGGGCGGCGGGACTTGAACCCGCGACTTCCTGTGTATAAGACAGACGCTCTAACCAACTGAACTACGCCCCAGTTTGATTACCCTTTTTACGTAGAGGGTCACCTGTCGAAACCAACCTTACTTATCGTTCCAGCTCTCTTCCCAGAAGTAGTGCTGTCCATCGTTTCCGTTTTGTCCTATGATATTCATTCTGTGGTTCAAATATACCTCGTCCTGCCACCACTTGTACTTACTTTGAGAATCTTTCCGCGAATCCTCCTGAGTAGTCTTTTGCTTCTTCGATTGCTCCATTGTCTTTTAGGTCTTTAATCATTTGCTCCAATCGCTGTCTTTCAACGATTAACTCCTTAGCGTCTGTAGCGGTTTGTTTTATAGACTGTAGTTCCGCCTTTCTTGCTGACCCATTTATGTCTGGGTCGACAGGTTTTCTTATCTCATCGATCATGTTGTTGATCGCCTCCTCCATAGAGGACATGAGCCTTGTTGCAGCCTCAATCGTTGTGAACTTCTTCTTCGACATATAAAAGGTCTTCTGATCTTACTCTAAAGTATGTTTTCCCGTCAATCTTAATGTTGTAGTCCATGTTCTTTGGTATCCCTACGATATCTCCGACTTCTACCCCCATCTCTTCAATCCAGGGAGCGTTGAATGAAACCCTAGCCTTTCTTACGGGCTCTTCTTCCATCTTTACAACCTCGATGAGGTCGCTTTGCTCTCCTGGGGTCATTTCATCTACGTACTCCATCAGTGTCCACCCAGCCAGAGGCCTTACTTCTCCAGTGTCTTTGCACTTGTAAGCTATGGCTTGATTGTTAATTGTGTGGACGTCGTCGTACCTAACAACGTAGTGATCATCATCTCCAGTCAGTACCTGGCCTTCGTTCATGACAACGAGGTGGTGAAAATACAGCGTATCTCCCACCTTCACTCCAGTGTCGAATTTCTCGGGGGTGCATACTACAGGACCTTCCGTTACTCTGTTCTCGAACTCACTGAACCCTCTGGGTTTGTGTAGCATGAATCCAGATTCAGTCGTGACGGTTTCGTTGATCTGATTTTTCAGTTCAACAATAAAGATGTCTAGTGTTTTCATTAAAAGTTCAAATCAAATTCAAGTACACACGGCATTTCATCTACCGCCTTCCAGAGGAGTGTCCCCTCTTCGCTTTCAATATAGATATGATATCTCGTTTTTCCAAATCTATGCAGGTGTTCTTCGTCCACTAGTATAGCGGCCACCTCTCCCTTTCCAGCTCTCATGCCTATGAAGTAAGCCATTCCGTTCTTGGGGTCCTTCCCAATAACGATCTTTCTAATAAGTCCGTTCATTTTAGTTTAGTGATATGCCAAGATCTCTAAGGAGGTCGTCTAGGCCTGGATTTTCTTTATCGTACAGCTGAGTCATAAGCTCCTTCATGATCTCTAGCTCTTCTTTGTCTATAAGGTTGAATGTGTACATAGACTTGACATTCATCTGTCCTTCTTCCGAATCCTCTTCTTCGTCTATTATAGCTAAGACATTAGATGAAAGAACCTTGTCTTCATACCCATATCTCTTAATCGTACCCTCTATCTCCTTGTATAGAGCGTAGATTTCCGCAACAAACATAGTATCGTTATCGCTCATCCCTTAAATTTGTATCAAATATACGAATAATTTATGCCTAAGTCCACTGTCAAGAAGTCTCGCCTTTTCCGTGACTTTTCTATGCTTGACCCAAAGAGGTTAGGTAAAAACTATTTGAAGAATATACACAATGTTCGCCTTGACTTTTGCGAGGACAACGAGTTGTCATGGGGATGGCTAGAACTTCTTATCTGGCTTTATGACACCGAGTTCTTTACCATAGACTATGTGTCTGAGAACTACGGGATCAACAAGAAGAATCTTTCGGATAGGATGATCTACCCCATGGTTCAAAGAGGGTACCTGTACAAACACTTCGACAGACTGACTCCGTCAGACACAGCCGAAGGCCACATCTTTAGAGAAGAAACTAAGTACAACTACAGAGTGCGTTATGCCATAACCCAGAAAGCTAGGATGACAGTTCAGAGGTTCTACAACTCTTTAGAGTCTTAAGATACTTCTTCTATAAAGAAGTTGTCTATAGCAAGGTCTCCAGTGTACGATAAATCGGAGTCCTTGTTAGTGTCGTGTACAATGTAAAAATAGAAGTCACTGTTAGTGGTTCTTACGTCTATGGACCCTGACCCAGGAAGGTCTATAGTGCTCACTTCAAAAGTAATCTTTTCGTAAGGATCGGATGAGTCGGTTTGTCCGAATCCATCGTAATCAAAAACCTTTACCGCTGAAGAGGTATTCGAGGTGGAAGCGTCATCCATCCAAATTTGTATCTCTCCTACTGTTCCACCGAAGCCATGTACCTGCATTTCTACACGGACAACATTTGACGTGTCCGCCATATCGGTACTAAAGTTCAATCCTGGAGTCCTCAAAAGAAAAACTCGATAAGGTTGGACAGTAGAGGTGTGGCCACCCCTATTGCTGGAAGTCTCAGTATACAGGTATCTACCGTCATCAGAGTCACTAGTGTCCACTGTAGAGTCTGTCCTACTCACTGGGGGGCCATCAGCACCTGTGTCGGCAGAGGGAGTGCTGGTTATGCCGTTCACCCAGAGCAGCGGGTAGATGTCTGATGTAACGCCATCGATAAGTCCCGTATCCCAGACCCCCACCGATGTTATATCATCTGCAACCAAGGGGTCGGCGGTGCCCGAAACAGCCTCATATCCTTGAGCCCATCCTGCAGGCAGCACCGCCTTAACGACGGCATTTCCGTCGCTGTATGGGTTGATGAGCAGTTGATCGCCACCAATCCTTCCACTTTGAAACAACTGGGCTTCGGTTAGGTCGATATTAAAGTCGGAGGAAAGCAGCGTAGCAAAAGAGGGGGCGGGTGGGGCAGAGGTTGCGCCAGCGTTTTGTGATGATCGTAGTCCTAGTCCTAGCATTAGTCAAATATTACTTCGTAAAACGTCTTGCCCTTATCATCTCTCTTAGCCTTAAGACAACGTCCACGATTATTCCCACCATAAATATAACTAACGTGAACCCAGTCTGGAGAGCTATCATCGCCAAACTCCCAAATAAGCTGATCAAACTCCAGATTATTTTTGATATAGTGGAAGATGTCACAGTTCGATGTACCGCCGAGGACATCCGCGTCCAAATCGAGTGCGCGTCCCTCCATGTGCTGACTACGTACTGAGCCACCGATCGCTTTGTTGAGCTCAGGCGACCTATAGCCGCTCGACACGAATACAGGAACTCCGATCCCATCCCTAACAGGTTGAAATACGTGTTCAGCAACAGCTCTAAGATTTTCGATAACCCAGTCTTCATGTGGTTGGTTTTTTATTCCCAGGCGCTTCGCCGTGTCGCTCCTTAGGCACTCCTTTAGAGATAGATTTTTTGACAGCTGCATTCGTTATTCTTCGCTTTTCATTTTCGACAGACGGGTCCTTTCTCTTCTTCTTGGCATTGAAGTAGTAGTGTCTCACTTAGTACCCGTAAGCTTTCTGTACTTCTCTACGAGAGGCTTAGCGGCTGGGGTACCCTTGGCTTTTTTGATCTGAGCCTCAAGACCTCTCATCATAGCAGCCTTCTTAGGGTCGTAAGACGGTAGCTTGCCACCTTCGTCGTACTTCCTTTTCTGGCGCCTGTTGATACGAGCGGCCTTTCTGTCTCCGCGAACGTCAGCCCTATCGGCTCCCTTTGCAACGACTTTTTTCTTTTTAGGTTTCA